CTCTCGCCTCGTTGTGAATGACGACGTAGATAGAAGACTCTGGAGTCGCTACGTTCACCAGACGCTCCTTCCCTCTCTCTTTGACGAGGAGGCCGCCCCACCCAGCGACAAGTAGCTGGTATGTATAACTCTTAATACTTACAATTATGAACAAGGTAATCAAGTGGCTCAAGTTTATCGTAGACGTTGTGCCTCTCATTATCTCTATCCTCGGTCTTGTCCCCAAGCCCAAGGAGAAGCCCGAGGACGTTCCACGTGAAATGGAAAAGGAAGAATAGCTATGGCTCCAGCTGTATTAGCCGCGCTAATCGCTGGAGGTAGCAGCCTTATTGGTGGAGGTTTGTCCGCTATCGGGCAAGCCTCCACTAATAAGTTCAACGCTCTTACCCAACAGAAACTCATGGAAGCGCAAAACCGCTTCAACCTCGAGCAATGGAATAGGAGCAATGAATATAACACTCCAGCTAATCAGCGCAAGCGTCTCGAGGAAGCAGGTATTAACCCTGCACTCGCCCTGTCGAATATTACGCCTGGTATCACCCAGGCGGTGACCTCCGCCTCTGGAGAAGGAGCACCCCGAGCTGAAAACGCTCTAGGCACCCTTGGTCAAGGCGTTGCCTCTGGCGGCGCGCAAATCGCCGCTATGGCACAGCAACAGCAATTAATAGACCTTCAGAAACAGAAAGTCGAAGCCGATATAGCTAAAACACAAGCTGAAACGCAAGGCATAGAGACGGATAATGAAACTCGAAAAGATAAGAACGAAGCTGAACTAGCAAACGTTCGCGCCCAAACGGATAGCACTCTTTATAATGTCGCTAGACAGCGCAAGTTCGAGGAGGCTGATTTGAAGAAGTTGCAATCTGAAGCCCTCGCTGCAGCTAATCAAGCTGACTATATTCAGGCGCAAACTCTCCTAGCTGAATTCGAGCTCAAGCACACTGCCCCTGCAAAGGTGTTGGAGATTCAAGCTAAGATAAAGTCGCTCTTTGTCACTATGGCGTATATCCGCGCTCAAACTCAGCTCTCTTACGCTCAAAAGGAGTTGCTTATGAAGAAAGCTCTAACGGAGACTTTACAGCAAGACGTAATAGCGGAAAATGCTGTCATCCTTCGCAAAACTCAGCGCTTCGTCGAGGAGAAAATCAAGTCAGAAATAAAGTCAAAGGATACTCAGTCTCGCTACTACGAAACGCAGATAAAGTTTGCTCCTGTCGATAGAATGCTACAAGGTACTAGCATCCTCCTGAATGGAATGGCAAACTTCATGAGCCACGCCAAGTAGCATGTAACTGCAGATCCAAGGAGCCCCCCGCGGAGCGAAAAAACACCCGCGCGCCCAACCGTTGCACCACAGCGTTTGAGGCGCGTGGGTGCTTTTGTTATATGTGATGGCGTACACTAGCCACCGCTGTAACTGCATCTCCTTATCGCCCAACTGCATCAGAAGCCCTTTTGTGCGTTAGTGCAATGAGGTACGAAATTGCACGTCAGCACAAAAGGAATAGCTTCGCAGTTGGTCGATAAGGGGGGTGCAGTTACAGCTATAGCTAACGACTTCACCATATATAAAATTAACCTATGTTTGGTGATAATGCTGTTACCGCTTACAAACAACGAGGTAGCTCCAGTACGAGTAGGAGACCTTTGGTCGAGTACTCGTTCATAACGACGGCTCGTGCGTAAGCACGAGCAACCGAGGGAGCTAAGCCCGGATAGGTGCTACGTCTGCAGTGCCCCAGCTAAAGCGAGGATCGCGCGCGTGCGCGCGCCTCCCACGCGCGCGCGTGTGGTACGAGCGCCCTAGCGTAGGCAAGTGCAACGTAGTGCCGTATCCGGGCGCCCCGCAAAACTAAGGTATGATTAATAAAACTTAACGTATAATAACATATTTTAACAACAACCCACCTTACACCTAGAAAGGGGTGCACTCACTTTCTGTCGGTTCTTTGCGGTAAAACGGCGCAATAGGTCTCTGCGCTCCCGGTTCTTGATATATTACGGAAAAGTGACACACTCACTTTCCCCTCGTCAATCTATCCTAGCCTGCGGTGCATCCCAGGAGTACACCAAAGGTAAATCTTTGTAAATGTTTGGTAGTTTCGGGAATTTGTCGTACCTTTGTATTGTGAGAGATGAACATCCCCTCTCGCCTTCGCAACAATGACTATTAGAGAAATTTTTGAACATCTCCAGCTCCCAATGTCGGTGTTATACGACATCAATCGTAATGGAAGTTACTTTCAATCTCAGTCTCCTGACGATGAGTGCAAGTACTTTTTTCTCGCTCATCTCGAGTACCTCGGCTTTGTTCGTTCTCGTGAACTTAGAGTTAAGGGTTACTTCAGGAAGCATCGAGATCCGATAATTTTGAGTGGCTCTTCTGATAGCGCCTCTGTAGATTATCACGAAGCAAATGTCTACGAATTATTCAAGAAGTCAAATAGCTATCACACCGTAAAGGTGTATAGAAAGGTTATGTAGTTATGGGAACAATGACCGTAAAGCAAGTCTTAGACTTCGCTCGCATAAGCTATCGCGCTCTCGACCAAGTGAATAACCTGCGTCTAAACAGAGCTTGCCACCCTTTCGAGCTCAATGATGAGTCTGACAACTCGTTCATTCAAGACCTCGTAAATCTCTCTTATCTATATATCAGCCACTACGCTCGCCGCAAAGGCTACATCTCGGTTAAGTATGATGACAAGTACATAGAGACGTATAATGGTAAATACGGCTTAGGCTTCATTATAGCCTATCCAAACCGCCGCTCCGTTAGCGGACATCTCTCCAATCGCTTTCACGACATCGTATACGTAGTTGCGTATAGCAAAAACTACGGCAAATAGTTGCGATGAGGTACTGCTTATCCCCCCTTCGGTTCGCGGACGGAAACGTTGTTTCGTGTGGAACGTGCCCCGTGTGCAGGCTTAATGCCCTACGGTCCCGTTCTTCAAGAATACAAGCTTTCGACTCTGCCCTCCGTAAGGAGGGGTATCAGTGCTTGTTTATCACCCTAACCTACAGCAATGATAACGCCCCTCTATATGAGTATAATGATGATGACGGTTATAGCTATAGCACTCGCCCTGGCGTTCCTCCTATCCTTGGTCGCCCTTTGGATTACGGCCTTTCGCTTGTCTCTAACGCTCGGACTGCTCAAGCTGATGGTGATCGCTGTACACACCTCTATTATAAGGATGTTCAGGATTACTACAAACGTTTGCGTATCTCTCTTCGGAGGAAAATCAAGTACACCGACAATCTCTACTACTACACCTGTGGGGAATACGGTTCGTTCACTCACCGAGCACATTACCATATCGCTTTATTTTACAAGGCGCTCCCCCAGCGAGAATTCGACGAGCTACGGAGGCTTTCGGCTGACTGTTGGAAATTTGGTCGTTCAGATGTCCGCCCCTCTTACACTCAAGGAGTTGCAAACTATCTCTCAAGTTATATTGCCTCTCATGGTGTTGTCTCTGCTCTCCCTCGAGAAGCTTTACGCGTATGTCGGCCAAAAGTCTGGCATTCCAACCTTCCGCTTTCGCTGTATGTTGGTGACATTAAGAGCTTTGTGCATCGCACTCTCATCCAAGGAGTTTTTACGCAAATCGTCAAAGACCCTCGAACTCTTCAGCTTAGCGAGCAAGCTATCCCCTCTTACCTACTCCGTCGAGCGCTCCCACTCCCTCGAGGCTTTGGCCTCGCAAATGATGTACGCCCATTGTCTGTCATACGTTACGCATATGACTACGCAAGAGAAAGAGGCCTAGGTGATAAATTACTGAAATTCAATGAGATACCATTCCCTATCAGAGTTTTGGATAAACATCGAGATTATACACTTTCTATTCGGCTTCACGCTGATAATCTTCGCGATCGTTTTGAGTATAGTCGTTCTGGGTTTATCGGATGGACCTACCAAGATGCTCGTTCGTCGTATAGTGCTTATGTTAGTTGCATTGCTCTTGGGATTAGCCCTATGGAGTACTACGATCTCCTTCAGTTACTAGCCACTAAAATCTTTAGCTTCCGCCTTAAACGTTATTACGCTGATTTTGAAGGACTTGAGTCTGTCGCTTATGAGCTATCTTGCCTTAATTCGTGCAATGATTTGGAAGTTTCGGAAGAATGTGCTACTTTCGTTGTGAGGTCAAATAATGAAGCCTCTCTGCTGTTACAAGACAGCGTAAAAACGAAGAAGTTAAACGATTACAAAAGGAAGTTCTGTTAATATGGCACTCCACCTTCATCAGCCGTCACCGAACTATCGGCGCAACGTGTTCGACCTTTCGCACAGGTCGCTCCATACTATGTCAGCTGGCATGCTTGTGCCAACAATGACGCTCCATCTGAACCCTTCAGAGAAAGCGCAAATCTCACTAGATCAGCTCGTTAGGACGCAACCGCTCAATACAGCTGCTCTTGTGCGCGTCAAGACCTACACGCACTTTTTCTTCGTTCCGTATAGGCATCTCTGGAGAGGCTTCGAGAACTTATACACCGGTGAACGTTATCTAAAATCTGTCACCCAGAAAACAGATAACTACTCTTCGGTACCTACGCTTAATATTATTAACGTTCTTACGGAGATTTTTTACCTTGAGAGTGGAGTTTTACCGATACCTCCCCAACATCAGGCATATCAGCAACTCAAGGGAAAATCAAAAGATGCCCTTGGCTATAACCTTGGTCTGGGTGCTTGTCGCCTTTTAGACATGCTTGGTTACGGTGTTAATTGCACTGTTAAGCGTTATTCAAATGGCACGCTCAAGCCGGAAATTCAGTGTAAGAGTTACTCCGACATCTTTATTAAGGGCTTTTTTGACGCTTTTAACAAAGAAACAATAGGTGTAGCTACTAAGCAAACTCTAAAGAATTGGTTAGCTGAACAAGTCTCTGTAGAACAGAAGTTTAATCCTTTCGCTCTACTTGCTTATCAGAAAATCTATCAAGACTTTTACAGAAGGCAAGATTATGAGCCCCAAAATATAGGCAGCTATAATATAGATGACCTCGGAGGCGGTGAAACTATCGGTTTTTCTGATGATGGTGAACTAACTCGTGTCTTAGCTATGATGACCCTGCGTTATCGTTGGCTTTCGGACGACTATTTCACGGGCGTTTATCCTTCGGAACTCGGAGATAACACCCCTACGCTGACCTCTGCGCTTGGACTTTCAACTTCCAAGGAATCTCTTTCGGTTTTATCTGCAGGCAAAGGCGACGCTAAGGCTGACGCTATCAAAATCGATAACACCTCTACCAATGCTTGGGACGGCGTTTCGACTCGCTCTATTCGCGCTGCCTTCGCCCTCGAAAAAATGCAGAAGCGTACACGTAGAGCGCGCGCCTATGACTATGCAGCTCAGGTAGAGGCTCACTTTGGTGAAAAACTTCCAGAATTCATGAGACACCAAGTGGAATATATAGGTGGAACTTCATCTAGTGTAGACATCTCCGAAGTTATAGCCACCGCGCAAGGTGCAGATACGACTGTCGGGCAAATCTTTGGTAGAGGTGTAGGCACGGATAGCGGACGCGCTATACATTATGAAGCTAGAGAGCATGGTCTAATTATGGCGATAATGTCCATTGTGCCTGAAACCGAGTACAATGCTGATGGCGTTGACCCTTTCAATTTGAAGCTAGGTAGAGGCGATTACTTCATTCCCGAGTTTCAAGATCTTGGTTTTCAGCCGCTTTTTGGCATGGAACTTAGCAATAATATCGAAAAGGCGAAATTTGCCAAGTACGCTCGTCCACTTGGATACGTTCCTCGATACTACGAGTACAAAGCTTCATACGATAGACTTCATGGTGAATTTAGGCGCGATGGTCAATTCTCCGCGTGGACCGGAGTTCAGCCGGTACAGCTTTCTGAAGATGACAGCCGCTCAGGCGTTGTACCTTCTACGATGCTTGTGAGCCCCCGCCAACTAGATAGAATTTTCGCTCTATCTTATGATGGAAGTGAAAAAACGGATCAGTTTTTCGTTGCCTCGCAGTTCGGAATTTCAGTGATTCGCCCAATGAGTGTAAGTTCTCAAGATATATAGTGTTATGGCAACTCGTGCAGAAATCATAATGCGTCACGGTGTAAGCGACGCTGACAACTTCGGATACAACGAGTTCGATGAGCTCGCAATTCCGATGGTCGATGCTACTCGTGCGGAAATCGTATTTCCAATCAACGAAAACACCGGCCTTCCCACCGGCGACCTCGCCCGGGCGCTTGACCTTCGCCTTACGGAGCAAGAACGTGCGTCTATCATCTCTCAGCTCAAGGCGCGCAATGGTGATTATGCAAGTAGCGACCTTTCAGACGATGAGCTCTTCCAGCTCGTGCCCTCTCGCCTCGTTGTGAATGACGACGTAGATAGAAGACTCTGGAGTCGCTACGTTCACCAGACGCTCCTTCCCTCTCTCTTTGACGAGGAGGCCGCC